TGAGATCCGTGGCATGGTCGGTTCCCTCAACGGCCTTCGCGAGACGATCTCCACGCTGCACGCCCAGCTCAAGAAGCTCGAGAAGCGTGTTGCCCGTGAGATCAAGGATGCCCGCAAGCGCAAGCGTCGCACCACGCCCCAGCTCGATGAGAATGGTGCCGCGAAGCCTGCTCGCCTCAGCATCTTCGAGATCCCCACCAAGCTCAGCGATGACCTCTGCGTCTTCCTCGGCAAGCCCAAGGGCAGCGAGATGAGCCGCTCCAATGTCACCAAGGCGGTGACGACCTACATCAAGGAGAAGGGCCTCAAGAACAAGCACGACATCAAGCCTGATGCCCCGCTCAAGAAGCTGCTTGGCGTTGCGGACACGGAGGGCCTGACCTACTTCAACCTCCAGCGCTACCTCAACAAGCACTATGTCAAGGTGCCGAAGGTTGAGGCCCCGAAGGCGTAAATTTGCCAAGGGTAACCAATAGAAAATAAAACAAAAAGAAAAAATGCGTAAAAACTAAAGAAGACAAGAAAAAACTGAAAAGATAAAATATTATAAAAATATTTTTTCTATTTAGAATGTCTGGACCGAATAATCAGAGTTATTTGCATCAAGTATTACAGAACCTGGGGACTACACAGGCTATATGGCAAACAGAGCCCGCTGAAAGATCTCAATCACCTGTAAGTGAAGCAAACTCTGAAGAGGCAGCGAATGTTCTTAGAGAAGCCGCAAATCAACGTGTACCGGTACTTTCAGCCTATTCACAGCCCTTTTATGATCCCAAATTACGAATCAATTCAAAGCCCTTTTATGATCCCAAATTACGAACCAATGCAAAGCCCTTTTATGATCCCAAATTACGAGCTAATGCCCCTATTTTTAAATCTTCAAGAAATATAAATGCAGAAATAGCTGCGGAGGCGGCATCTGCTGGTAGAAGTATGAATGCAAATAACTTTAATAGTTTATCACGCAATATAAATACTGCAAGACAACAGGGTGGAAGACGTAGACATTCTAGAAAGTCTCGTAAGCATTCACAGAAAAAACGGGTTCATAAGAGCCGTCGCTATCGCAAGTAAAGTGCGTTCAAATATAGGTTTTTTGATATCCGATACAAGTGGAGGAAACTCCCTTTAGTTGATTAGTTTATATCCTAAGAGACATACTGGTTGATTAGTTCATATGCTATGAGACATACTGGTTGATTAGTTCATATGCTATGAGACATACTGGTCGATTAGCTCAATTGGTAGAGCGTGTGGCTGTTAACCGCAAGGTAGAGGGATCGTAACCCTCATTGACCGACTTCATTTCTTTTTTTGATTTGTTTTCCAACGCAAAAAGAGAGATGTGGGGTATAGTTCTTGGAGTTCTTCTGGGAGTCGTACTCACTTTACTTTTTATAAATCTTATTCGTACTCGAATGCAGCCACAGGTTATTATACAAGAGGTTCCTGTAAATCAATATGCATATTCTCCGTATTTTTGGGGCTTAGGAGGCTATGGAGGCTACGGGTCAGGTGGATATAGTGGCGGCATTGCACACCATGGAGGTGGACACGGAGGGGGTGGCCATGGTGGAGGTGGACACGGAGGACGCTAAGCGTACCGCTATTAGGCTTTCAGCCGTCAAAGATACGGAATCACCCACTTCTTGAGTCTCTTCATTTCAAGAATCTTAAAATTCGCTACACGGTGATTGTAGTGAAGTAAGAAGGCTCCAGGATGATCCTGAATAGTATTAATATACGCTCCATTCGGATAGAGTTCGCGCGGTAGAGTCTTATACGGAACCTTTTTTGCCTGAAGTTGCTTATTCACCCAGACTTGATCGTCGCGAACTTCGCCCCATGCCTGAGAATTTGAAGTATCGAAGACCCCTTGGTCATGACCATGTGCCCATGCAATAAGTCCAGTGCAGCAGTTCGTACATCCTGTTAGAGTACAGGGTCCAGTCTCTTTCTGATCACATTGAAAGAGCAGAACATCCGGTTCAGCATCAAGCCTTGCAGTCAAGTCCGGAAGAAAATCATTAAAAAGGGTTATGTCTCCATCCATGTAGACACAACGCTTTACAGCAGCATTCTGTGCAAAGATCTGTGCAATTTCCAGTTTAATTAGATTATACCGTTGGAACTGCGGGCTCCCCCATCGACTAATTGCAGTCTCTTGTGTCCGCTGCGCCTTCGTATACAAAATCACAGCGTGCCCTTCATTCCGAAAAAAGGTGAAACTCTCACGATCCGCTGCGACCACTAGCAACTTCCAAGGACACTTGGCTTGCTCAATTGTTTTAATAAGATTCAGGGTCAAGTATTTATAACCATTTGTAGTCATTGTCCAGACCAGTGTCTCTTTGTAGAGATACGGGTCAGGATTCATTGCCTGCTCTTCAAAGGGTTTGTTTAAATCATTATAGTTCAAGCGCAGGTGCAGTGAGACGGCTTGAAGTTACGCGAGAAATACCGCGACTAATTGGAACATGAAGTCCAAGGCGCTGATAGGCATGTTCACGACCAAGTGTATATCTCCATGCAAAATCCTCAGGCTTTAAGACATTATAGAATGCTCGTAATACCCTGTGCTGTGCACTCATCCACCGTATCTGTTTTTTCATAAGTGCCAATGCTCTTTCAAGATTACCTTCTGAAGCCAGAGCAACTAGCACCCATTCTGCCCATGACTCTGTTTCTGCCTCCATATGAGGCAGCGACGCAAGTCGATCACTGCACGCACCATGAAAGAGTTCATGAAGTAAGACACGAGTGCATTCCTCCTCTCTGTAGATAATAATACGATCCTGCTTACAAGGAATTGTATATCCACCATTTACATGCTCTGGACCCACAGGTTGTCCTGGAGCAGGCAAAGTTCTTGGTATAGGTGCAGCAAATAAGCCTACACGCCAAGGTCTAGCTTCACGACCATATAACTGGAAAATACGGCCCCAGGTTTTCCAGATATCAGGACACGGCCTGTTCGCTTCATGAAGAATAATCACCTTGGCTGATCCACATGTTTTACAGACAAGCCGCACAGTTCCCGCACGATAGCCTTCCCAGAGACGCCTCCGCAGTCTAAGTTTATCATACGGGCTTTCTTCTTCCGCCTCGTGCTTTAGCCACTCCAGGTCTTCCTGTTGCGGCGGCTCCTGTATCCACTGCAGCGGTGGCTCCTTGAGTTGCAGTCGTACTGTTTCCACTAGTTCCCGCAGGAGCGGTGGTACTCTGAGGCCTTGCATCCTCCTCTGATAAGGCTCCAGAAAGTGCTTCACGCATACGGATAAATGTACTCTCCCATGCCATCGGAATGCGATAACTAGGAATGGTCTGGCCTGCTGCAGAGCCCTCCTGCTTTGCCAGTATTCTGAGTGCCTCGAGGCGATGGGGCTCCGATAAAGGAAGTCGTAGACATGAGATCATCAAATGGTGAAGACACTCAATCCATCGAATATTTCGAATGAGGCACTCATAGATAAAGGTACGGATACCTGCGACTTCATCCAAAGTCGGTTTTGTTGGCCGAGCAAGTCGTCGCACTGCCTGGTCAAAGAGTGTTTGTGGGTCAAAGAGTGAAGAGGGATTACCACCTGCAATCTGAATCCGCTCCTTAATTTTTTCATAAGCGCGATCAGGTCCACCTACACCAATTTCTCTGAAGTGATGTGCAATACGAATCGGAAGAGGGTGCTCTGAAGTACACCAAATACTAATATCAGATCCATCCTGTTCCAGAAGACTTTGTAGAATCACACATGATTCTGTGCTCAGTAGATGAGCATGATAAAAGACAAGAATGCGCTTCTCCGCCTGCTCCCTTCCAGAGAGTACGTGAGACCCCTTTCCGAGACGCTCAAGAATCGGCTTGAGAATATGACGATCCTGTAGACTCATTCGGGAGACATCAAATCCAAAATGGATCATAGAGGTTTCAAATGGAATCTGATCCTTTGATGCAATTGTAGTCACTTCATCATCCTCGCCACCATCATCCTCCTTTGGTTTCTCGAGACTCCAGAGTTTTGTAATAATTTTTAGAACCACTCCACGGGCCGCAGCGCGTTTGTAAAGTTCTTGATGGATAGCGTATCGTTTTCCTGAACCAGGCGGACCTCGCCAACTTAGATGCATCTCCCTGGGTCTAAACTTGTTAAACCTTTACACCCAGAATGGAGTGGTGTGTCCCATTACAAAAACTCGAACTTGGAAAAATAAATCACGGTGGACTGATTACACGGGTAAATCGTGAAAAGAAACCCATGGTACCACTATCATATATTGATGGACAAGTCACAATGCCTGTCCTCACAATTCTTTTACCGCACCTCTACATTGATTCCTATAATCCTGCAAATGGTCGCCTTGAATTGGCGATGACAACGAATTGGGTTTCCAGTAAACTCACGGCAATTCAAACAAGTCTTCTTGAAGTTATTTGCGCCAGCCAATTGGCTTGGTTTGGAGCAAATAAGTTTACACGCGAAGAGGTCTATCGGCTTTTTCAACCGATGGTAGAAAATAACAAGTTGCATTTATATTGTCCGTCAACTCTTCAAGAGAAGCGAAAGGGGATGCACGGCATTCGTATATGGAAAGATGGTGCCTGGACGGAAGATGTACAACCGGGAGTCCTCGCGCGTGGTCAAATCATTCGTGTTACTCTACAAATTCAGGGCATCAGTCTTCAAATGGGTGTCACTGACACTTTTTGGACAGGTCGGGCACGCCTTCAACATCGAATTTTGGGAATTCTTATCCAGGCTCCTCGGACACCCGAATGCCTTATTCAATCTTCTGAAGAACCGATGCACTGACTGAAATGAGGGAAAGTTCCATATTGACGAAGAGCATGAACAGCGTGAAGGGTACAAAGACATCGGGGTCCGTACGGATATACATATAACTGAAAATACCGAGCATGAGAACCAGAGCAAATGTCACTCCAAAGATCACTCCCATATTCTTTTGAATGTCATTCAGGTTGTCCTTGCTGCCGGCAAATTGACCGACTGCATAGATTACATATCCTAGGCCTGTAAGGATAATGGCCAACAGTATCATTTGAAAGATCTGTGTAGGTGTCATGCTGTGCTTCCTACTGATGTAGGTGAAAAGGATGCTCTAGAGACCGCAGCGGCGCCATTTACACCATTTGCTGCAGAGGCAGCACTTTCTACTACTGATGAGGTGATAGCGAGTGCCGGCGCAATGAGTGAGCCAACAGTTGTTTGTGCACTGGAAAGTGTAAAGATGACAAACATTGCAAAGACAATTACAAGAATTAAGAGCGGTGTAAAAATATACGACCAAAAGCGGACCATTGAGTACGCCATCCTGTGGAGTATGACGATTTGAATCTGACACTTCAATAGGATGGTCGGGGTCAGAAAAACCAGACGACTCAAAAAAACGAGTTCAGATCACTATAGACCGGGACCCTGTCAATGTCGACCACGTGTCGGAAAAAAGCGTCCGGCTCATGGATGTATACCTGCGTCTGAATTACAAAAAATTGCCTCAAAAGTCTTAGGATCTCAGACTACACTTCGGACTCAGATTGGCGGTGTGAGTGCAGTATCCCTTCGGAAAGAACTTGAGCAAAAGGTCGGTGTAGGCCCGATTCAAGAATACTCCTTTGTAAAGGCACTGCCTATTGAGGAGTCTGAGAAGCAGCGCCTTCAGAAAGCCTATTTACGCCCTCCTCAACCTGAAGCGTGGCGTACCGACCCTGATAAGTGGCTCGATAGCACAAACATTGAGAATGTCATGAAGCAGTACGAAGAAGATGTCGCCGATTTTAAGTTCCTCGGCCCCTATCCCATTGATTTTGCAGCACCCGATCCGTATAATAAGACCAAGACCAAGTGCCTCATTAGTGAAATGTGCAGTCTCGATATGGCAGGATTAAAAGCCGCTGGAAAGTCAAAAGTCGGTATTATCTATAACCTCGACCCTCACAATAAAGGAGGAAGCCACTGGGTTGGGAACTATGTTGATTTGAAGAAGAAGGTGTGCTATTATTTTGACTCATACGGCATGGAAGTTCCTGGCCAAATTGAAAAATTCATGCAGTGGCTTACACTACAGGACCCTGCAATGAAACTCGCCTACAATGCTCGTCGTTTCCAGATGAAGGATTCTGAATGTGGAATGTACAGCATGTATTTTATTATTCGAATGCTGATGGGAGAAGAGTTCCGTCCTTTCTGTCGTCGGGCACCTCGCGATGGCGAAATGTTGATGCTTCGATCATGGTTGTTTAGTACCTGAGTTCAAGATTGCCGATGATAAATCGTAGAGTCATGTAGATGTCGGCTATAAAGGAACAGTTTTTCAGCGAACGCAATGAGCAAATGTTGGACAGATTACTGTACGACCACGTTCAACGTCGCAGCGGAGCAACACTTGATGATCGCCAG